ACGCTGGAGGTCCTGGACGACTTTCAGGGCTTCGAAGTCAACTTCGTACTTCTTGTTGCACGGTTGGAGGAAGGTGGGTTTGGCACACTCATTCGCGAAGTAGAGTGCGTCGTCGATCGTTGGCCAGCCTGGACCGTTGCCGAGGCCGCCGACAATCACCTTGACTTCCTTGCAGGGGGTGACGTTCTCTTTGAGCCAGCCGGGTTTCGGACTCATCGTAATCCAGATTTGGTCGTGCGACGCCCAGTCAGGCAGTTTGATAGTGCCGGACGTTTCGATGTGGATCTGGAAGTCGTCCTGGATGAAGGCTTCGGCGAGGTTCTCAAGGTGAGGCTGGTCGAATGGCTCACCGCCCGTAAAGCAGACGTGAACGAGTTCATTGGCCTTCGCCCAGTCTACGAGAGCGGTCAGCGTGAGAGATCCGCCACCTTTCCACGGATCCATCCTGTCGAAGTCCGTGTCGCAGTGATGACAGACTTTCTTCCCGACGCTGCATCCCGTAAAGCGGATGAAGCCCATGAGAGTCCCTGCGTACACGCCTTCGCCTTGCGGACTGACGAAGCGTTCAGCGATTTGGAATGAGTGATGCATGGTTCTCGTACCTCGCGCTCGTGTTGGAGCTCTCGTAAACCGTTACCGCGCTGACGTACATGCTTCCGTCTTCTCGGCCGATCTTCGCGTCGAGTTCTCCGAGCCAGTGTTTGGCCAGGCACTCCGCCGTTGGCGGAGCACCGATCTCGAAGATTCGATCCATGCCCAGGCGAGCGTTTGAGACGCCACCTTCCCACGCGTAACGCTGGAGCTCGGCGAACGGATCGCCCATCTCGCAGACGAAGGCGTGGTCGTACTTCTTGAAGACGGCTTCCATCTCCCGTTTGAGGTCGGAGAAGTCGATGACCATTCCCTGCTCGTCGAGACTGTCAGCCTGGACTTCCACCTCAACGCGATAGTTGTGTCCATGGATGTGACGACAGAGCCCTGCGTGATGCTGCAGGCGGTGTCCCATGGGAAATTCAATGCTGCGTGTTACGATCATGCGGTCAAGTCCTTAATGCGCCTGAGGAGATCGACAAGATCGACGGCGCACTTGTCGATGATGGCGTAAAGCTCTTCCTTCGTGACATCGTTCAGCGTGAGTTTGGCGTGACCGTGAAGATCGAGTGTTTCGACAGTCAAGCGGAGCTTTGCGTGTCCGCCTTCCAAGACTCTGTCGATCTTCACGCGGGCACCGCGTCTCTATGTTTCTCTCGAGCTTCCCAGAGCATCATCAGAGCCCACGCTGCGCCTGCAAGGTCGTCGTCGGTCTGGTGAGGGAAGTCTCCGTGGTTGTGGTAGTGGTTGGAGAGCTCTTGGAGGTGCTTCAGGCCGTGCGCGAAGCCTTGCTCGATGAAGTCGCGGTCAAGCAGGCCTTTGCGGTAGTTGAAGCGTCCATACTTCACCTCGCCCTCGTCACCCCGACGAGCGATGAGCTCGAGAAACCCTTGAGGGATGCGAGTCGTATTAGGGAGCTTCTCCGACCGCCGTGCGCCGCTCGAAAAGGCCGTGTCCTTGTCTTTCTTCTGCTTGGGCATGCTTCTTCCTCTCTAACGTGAATCGGGTTCCGAGCACGAAGGAAGCGATGGCGACCGCGGTAAGTGCGATGCCAAAGATCATTCCCCCGAAGAAGATGTTTCCGTCAATCATGAAATCCTCCAAATAGGGAACCCCCCTGAGGCGGACTGCGAATCACACCTCAGGGGGCCCATGGCTAGGAGGCGTAGTAGGAGGCTACGCCATGCAAGTTCCTAGCCGAAGACGCTGATGTAGTTCTTGACGCGATTCCGCGCCTCGTACGTGTTGCCCGTGTTCGGGTCAGTGCGTTCCGCCTCGACTTCGACGACGAGGATGACCTGAGCGTCGAGCATGTCGCTCTTGCCGACGAAGACGCCGTCTTCGAAGACCGGCTTGTCATCCGGCCACGCGATCGCATCGAGGAACTTGCGGAGCATGAAGGCCTTGCCGGGGGCCAGCGTGAGGTTGTCGAAGATGTGTCTTCCGAACATCTCCCCTTCATCTTGAATGACCCAGTCCGGGCGGAGTGAGGCGTGCTGGGCGTCGGTCTTCTTGCCCTGAGCACGAGCCTCGTCAGGATCGAAAGCCTCGATCTTGGCGAGACGACCCTTGTACGTACCGGCGGGAACGGGATCTGATCCCTTGACTTCTCCACCGGCGAGATTCTGAGGAAGTGGCATTGAACTATCTCCTACGTTAACGAGCGGCTGTCACCGCGACAGCCTTGGGTTTACCGACTTGAGGTGTGAGCTGTGCAAGGAGTTTCGCGTCTCCCGTACGCATCCAATCGCACAGTATTGCGGTGTTCGGGAGCAGGAATTCAGGCACGTTTAGTCCGGGCACCCGAATTCCTGCGACTGCTCGCATATGAGTGCGAGTTCGTAGGAGACGCTGTCCGTTGACAATGTCTCCGCGCAGAGTGGCATCGGGCCACCCTGGAAGTTCATGAGGGAGTTTCTGTCCGGGGAACTCAGGCACCTTATACGTGATGATCTTGCCTTCGGTGTCCTTCTCCTCGGCCATGCTCTCTCGGGCGATGGCGAGGAAGTTTGCTTGAACGTTCATCAGCAGCTTCATCAACTGCCGCATCTTCTCGTTCATGTAGGGATAGGCCATGCGAGGGTCCTTCCCTCCCGTGCCCATCGTGTCCCAGAGACCTTGCCAGCCCTTGATCTTCTGTGCGCCTTCCAGGCCTAGCTCTCCCGCGACGCTCGCGCTGTCGAGGATGACAGTTTCAAACTCCTCACCCTCGAACGTGCAGACGTCTCGATTCTTGCCGAGCTCACGTGCGACCTGCAAGAGCGTTTCCATGTCGTCGATGGGAAGGTAGGGAATGGCGAGGTCTTGGAGTGTTCCCAGGCCACGTTTCGCTCCCATCTCACACGCGAGGACAAGTGGGCGTCGAGCCGTCCGCGTGAGCATCGTCTTTCCCCAGCGAGGCACGGCGTATGCGAGGATCGTAGCCCACGCATCGCCCATTTCGTTCGTCCGCTTAAGACTTGGTATCAAAGGTGATGTCCCGTTCTTTCGTGTAGTCGTGAGGAAGGAAGACCACTTGGCCGTTGACGACTGCCAGCGTGAGAAGTGGTCCACTCACGTTTTCGTGCGTCAGCTGTATCTGCCAAGCGTCTTCCATCGAGTTCTCCACGACCGTTAGGATGCCGAGGCGAGGTACCCGGATCTCTCCGAGTACCTTCACGACGGGGCTCATCTTAGGCTTCTTCCTTCTCTTCCGCCACGTCCTCGTCGTCGTCCTCTTCCACGCCGATTTCGTCTTCGGCCCAGGCGGTGATCTCTTCCGCAATCGCAGTCAGATCGCTGCTCGAGAGTTCTTCGCCTTCGACGAGGCCAAGCTGCTTCGTCACTTCTTCCAAGAAGGTCTTCTTTTCCATGCTTTCGCTCCTAGTGAATACGGCGAGTACGTCTCGCTCGTCAACGGTGCAGAACATTCTGCCACCGAGTTGAAATTCCCTCTCCGAGTACTTCGAAAAGAGAATGCGCCGACCGTCGAGGACTCGTCCGTCCCAGTCTCCGGCAGCGTTGTGAATGTGAACGAGTCCGCTTTGCGCACGGATCCGCTCATTGTCGGGCATGTGAAGAACGACCTTCCCATCCTTCGAAACGTACACGCCGGCGTCAGCGTCTCGTGTGACGATCATCATCCCGTAGAGAGGGCGGATGTTCACCTGTCCTCCTTCGACCATTGGAGGTATCCGCACCAAGCGCAGAAGAAGCCGATCCAGAAAGTAGGCCAGTCCCAGATCACGGCTTCTCTCCCTCCGTCAGGAGCACTGCATCATCGACGTAGTCTTCCTTGCGTCTCACGAACTCCGCACGAAGTCCGATGTTCGAAGGATCCATGCACAGTCCGCGGTAGAGACAAGTTCCGAATCGGAAGCATTCCTTCTCATCCCGCGGAAAGGCGAGCCAAGGCTCCGTAGTCGGCACGACGTAGACGTTGTCAGTCGTTCCTTCGTAGCCGAGGTCGAAGTGGCACCGTTGGATCGTCCGCGCCCAATTCGTGAAGTTGTATTCGAACTCACGGAGCTCAGCATCCGTCCGCTCGAACGCCTCTCTGTTGAACTGAGGGACTTTCGTCTTCACAAGGAAGTCGACAATCACGCCCTGGACACGAGTCTTCAGGAGTTTCGTCGCGCCGTAGATGTATGCGGTCATCTGCAAGTCCATCTGATACTTCATCATCTCCCGCATGTCCATCTTCGCGGCGGTCTTGTGATCGACGATCCACAGTCCCCCGAAGGCGTGAACGAACTTGTCGGTGCGGAAGCGAAGGAAGATCCCGGTGCCCTCCCCTACTTCGACGGTCCCAGCAACTTCGTTTCCGAGCGGCCTGAACATCTTCCCTTGGTCGCCCCAGAACTCGACATAGTGGATGAGGAGCTTCTCAACGAGCTCTTCCCCCTCCGCATACATCTCATCATCACCGGGAAGACGACGTTTCGGAAGATCGCGTCGGAACCTTTCCTTAGCGGCGACGATTGACGCTGGAAGATCCACTCCCGCGCCCAGCTGCGCAAGTCCCTCATGAGTCGCGCTCCCCACTTCCAGGTTCATTGCTGGTCGGTCCGCCTCGAGATTCTCCACGAACCTCCAGTAGAACTTCCTCGGGCAGTCCCGGAAGATCTGCATGCGGGATTGGTTCAACGTTATGTCCCTCGCCCAGGCTGCCGCGGCTAACTTCGCGGACTCCGTAACCTGTGAGAGGGACGTTATTCTGTCCTGTAAGTGCATTGTACGCCCTTCCTCCGAATATGCCGTTGGGAAATGGAATTGCATTGCCTGCGCAACTCCGAAGATAACCGCTGTAGGTAGAGTAGCCGTCGGCATCGACACTCCTCACGCTCGTTACGACGTGGATGCTTTCTCCACCCTTCCAGGTGAATTGCACCCAGCCGTAGCCGTCTTTTGCGTCGTAGAACAATGTCCGCTTGAGAGGAGCAGGCGGTGCAGGTACCTCGAGGTCTCCGTAGACTGCTCGGAGGACGTTGATAGCATGTCCCTGTGCACCTTCCACGCCCAACTTGGCGAGGTATCGTTCGACATTGAGTCGTGCTCCATAGTCCGTCCCTGCCTTGAGGATGTCGGTGAGGTGCGTCTGCACCTCTTCATCCGACCACGTGTTGTCTCCAACACCCATGCCTCCGACTTCGAAGACATCGTCACCTCGACGTTCCGTGGCGAGGAAGAAGTAGGGGAGATCTAACTCCTCCGACCCCTTCCACCTAAACTGGATCCAGGTGTCCTGTGACGTTCCTGGCTTCCACTGACGGTCGATGAGAAACTCCTCCAGTTGGAGCTTCTCCGCGTCCGTTATGAAGATCATCCGAGCACCCAAAAGTCAATGCGCTTGGTTGGTTCCAACTTCCACTGGACCTTACGAGCGGCTCGATAGCCTGGCTCCGTCGGGTACTTATCCCGTTCTGCCATGTCCTCGGCGTACCCCCAATGAATGTCCAGCGCGCCGATGAGACCATCGCAGTCAGGACGGCCGGTCCCATGCATCGGGAGGAAGTAGATGTCGACATCCTTTTCACTGTGACCGACGTGCAGGATGCTTCCACCGAGACAGACGTGGTAGTTGAAGCGAAGTGCGACTTCTCGCACGTCCGCGATCAGTTGGTAGGCTTGTGAACGATTCCACATTATTGGAAATCCTCCTCTTTGACGAGGACGACATCGCCGACGATCGGACTTGTCGTGCCTGGATGACAGACGCTGTGGTAGAGCTTCGTAGCCTTCGCATTGAAGGGAAGCTGCTTTGCGTAGCCGTTATCGTCCACGAGCATCACCTGCTTGTGTATACGTAAGTTCACGATGTTCACGCAGTCGCAGTTGATGAGACGGTGCACTTCACCGAGGATGTAGTCTTCGGGGTTGAGGTCGAGAACGTGAGTCTCTTCCGTACCGTTCGCACGAATCACTTCGACTGTCATGCTGCGTACGTTGTGGGATCGAATCCCTCCAACGCCTCTTTGCGTTCCACGCACGTGCCACACAGGCCGCAGTGGACGTCCTTTCCTTCGTAGCACGAATACGTCAAGCGGATCAGCTCCGGACGGTTGTTGATGATCTTGCCGATGCTCCGCTTGGACAGCGTGATGAAGGGAGTGAACAGCTCAATCGGATCGAAGTGGATCCGTTCGAAGAGGACGGAGAGTGCCTCTGCAAACTCGGGACGACAGTCCGGGTATACTGCGTGGTCCCCCGCGTGAGCAGCGTATGCGACAGTCTTCGCGTTCGTGGAGATCGCCCATGCTGCTGCGTAGTTGAGCATGAGGCTGTTGCGGTTAGGAACGACAGTCACTCGCATGCTCTCGTCGGCGTAGTGACCGTGTGGAACGTCGATCTCGAAGTCCGTCTGCGAGGACCCTCGGAACGCGTCCTTCGGCAGCCTGATGATCTTGTGCCGCACGCGAAGCATGCTCCCGATCGCCATCGCTGCGGTGAGTTCACGAACGTGGCGTTGTCCGTAGTCGAAGCTGATTGCGGTGACTGCCTCGTTTCCGTGACGGTCCACGCACATCTGCAGGAGAGCGGACGAATCTAACCCGCCGCTGAAGCATACCACGATTGGTGGCACGGTGTTCTGGAAATCTTTCCTCAACATTGAATGCAACTCCTTGACCAAACGAAAGGGAGGACAAACCTCGTCCTCCCCTACGTCGGCCTGTTAGGCCTTGAACCCGAATTCCTTCACGTCGATGCCCTGCTGTTGGGCCGCGGCGATCAGGAGCTTGGTGCGTTCCTGGCGAGCCGTCCGATAGGCCTTCTGCTTCTCCTTGACCTCGGGGCGAGCCATGTACGCCTTGCGGTGCTCGGTCCGCTTCGCCTGAACCTCGGGGCGCGAGTTGTACTCCTTCGAGTACTGCTTGCGCTTCTCCTGGTTTTCGGGCTTGGAGTTGTACTCCTTCTGCTTGGCCATGTGCTTAGCCTGCAGATCCTTCGCCTTCGCCAGTTCAGCGCGAACCTGGTCAGGCGTCATTGCCGCGATCTCGGTTTGGAACTTGGACATGTCCATGTGTAACGGTCTCCTGCTCTACTTACGTTTACGAAGATATGAAGTATACCACAACACAGATTTTGAAATCAACGTCTGTTTCGAAGGTGACGGTGTTGGTGGCTGACTTCATGGTATAGTAATTATACATCAGAATGAATGGGACAATCAAGTCCCATTTACAATCTTTCCCCCTCCTTGTCGTCGTCCTCGTGGTCGGGAATGGGGTGCGCCACTTGCGTCGGGAGCGTGCTGATGTAGTCTTGGTGGACCTGAATCCAACGCTTCGCAACGTCCAGCTTTCCGTCGAGGAGGTCCATGCGTTCAACAACGCCCTCATCGCCGAGCTGGAGAAGATCCGTGATGTACTGCGCGACCTTCTCAAGTTCGAGTCGTGCGTACTGCATTGCCGTTTCGGAGATGATCTCCCTCTCCTCAGCTTTCGTCAGATGGTGATGATGCGGATGCCGTTCCATGTGTCTCCTCCTCCAACCGAAGTTTGTAGAGTTGCCAACCGTACTTCCCGAGCGACTTACGTTGCTGAGCGCGGTGATGGGATTTCTCCCACCACCTTGCTGCCGAGCGAAGCACTTCACCTGGAACGGTCACGCCGATCTTTGCTGCGTAACGTTCTCCCGCCTTCAGTCCTTCCCTGCGAAGGACGTTGCGGATGTTGCGGATCTGGGCCTCGACGCCCTTCTTCCTACTTCTTTTCATGCTGTGCTCCGTAGACGATGTGTGCGATGATCTCTCCGATGTCTCGGAGGCTGTTCTCCGCAGCGTGTGCCTCTGCACAGGCTAGGGTGACGGTCCTCATCAGCTTGGCGAGGGACATGCACGAGAGGGTCATCAGGGCGATTGCCGTGACACTCTCAATGCGCCATTGACCGAAGTCGTAGCCGTGCCTGGCAATGTCCTCTTGGAGGAACTTGCGGAGGTCCGCCCACGAAGCAGGGCCTGCGGATGGAAGGCTCTTCAGTTCGATCCACGACGCAATCCAATCGCCGTGTGAGAGGGCGATGTCGGAGAAGAACTTGACGAGCTCCTTTGTCTCCGTGCCGGACGAAACGAGCTCACTGAAGGATTCGAGCGGGGTCTTGCTCACGGTTCAACTCCCATCTTCTCACGTGTCGTGAGGTCGTAACGTTGTCCCTTGCCAATGCCTTCACCGACACCGTGTTTCCAGTGGCAGATGGCACACATAATCGCCCAGGGACCCATTACGGTCTTCCCATCGACGAATTGCTGAGAGAGGGGTCGGCTGCACAGCTGGCAGTGTGTGGGGAGAGGACTGTTCCACTTAGACACCACGCACCTCCAGAACTTGCAGGACGAAGTCGTG